CTGTTGTGGCGGAAACTCTTGCCCTTTGGGGCGCTCAAAACGATAACGTGCATCGTCCTTCGCGGCGTGCTGGATCTAGGACGGCGGTGGTTCTATGACTTTCGAGAAGCTGTTTGTTCCTGGGCTTAGCGATGACGAGTTGGCGACCCTGAACCGGTGCGCCGAAGGGCTGTATCGCAAGACGCCACGTAACCTTTTGCGCTCGTCTTACTATGACGGGAAGCGCGCTGCCCAGCAGGTCGGCAGTGTTATCCCGCCGCAGTACGCGAATATCGGGCTTGCTCTTGGTTGGGCCGCTAAGGGCGTTGATGGTTTGGCGCGGCGCTGCAACCTGGAGAAGATGATTTGGGCTGGCGGGGATCTTGATTCGCTGGGCATGTCCGAGCTCGAGGAAAGCAATTTCCTGTTCTCGGAGATTTCGCAGGCCCGCACCGATTCCCTGCTTCATGGCGTGGCGTACCTGATCACGACCAAGGGCGACGAGTCCGAGGGCGAGCCGGCATCACTGGTGCACGCTAAGGACGCCCTGAACGCTTACGGCGAGTGGAACACGCGGCGCCGGTCACTCGATAATCTTCTGTCGGTCACGTCCCGCGAGGACGGCAAGATCACTGGCTTTGTCCTGTACTTGGATGGGCTGACGATCAACGCCGACAAGTTCGACGGCGAGTGGCAGGTGTCGCGTTCCGAACATCCTTGGCACGTCCCCGCCGACCCGCTGGTGTACCGTCCGCGTGGCTCTCGCCGGATGGGCCGGTCGCGCATCACGCGCCCCGTGATGAGCCATCAAGACTCGGCGCTGCGCTCGCTGGTGCGCCTTGAGGGTCACATGGATGTCTACACGATTCCTAAGCTGATCCTACTGGGCGCCGACGAGTCGATCTTCAAGAACCCCGACGGTTCGGCTAAGGCGTCGTGGCAGATTGCCTTGGGGCGCACCTTTGGCATCCCGGACAACACTGAGGACTCACAGGCCGATAATCAGCGTGCCGATGTGAAGCAGTTCGACGCGATGTCCCCTGAGCCTCACCTGGCGCAGTTGAATGCGCTGGCTAAGTTGATGGCGCGTGAGACTGACTTGCCTGATTCTGACTTCGCACTGACTGACATGGCGAACCCAACTAGCGCAGATTCTTATTCGGCGTCTCGGGAGAACCTGATTTCTGAGGCTGAGGGCACGATGGATGACTGGTCGGTTCCGATCCGTCGCACTGTGAACCGGGCCCTTGCGATTCAGAACGGGCTCACTGAGGTTCCCGAGGCGTGGGGCTCCATTGAGGCTAAGTGGCGCTCCCCTATCTACCTGTCCAAGGCGGCTGCGGCTGATGCTGGCGCTAAGCAGATCAGCGTTGTTCCGTGGCTTGCTGAGACTGAGGTAGGGCTGGAGTTGCTGGGGCTTGATGAGCAGCAGATCCGGCGGGCGATGGCGGATAAGCGTCGCGCTGCTGGGCGTGCTGTTGTGGCTGCCCTGACACCGCCGGCGCCGCAGGCTAATGCTAACGGCGGCTGATTCTAAGGCGGCGCTACAGCTTGTAACCGCCGGCGCCGTCAATACGGTCACATCCCTACTCGGCAGGTCTTCTGGCACGCCGGAGCAGCGCCGGGCATTACTGCTCGATGGCGTCCCTGAGATTGTCGCTTACTACTCTGCGGGGTCTTCTGCTCTTGCGGCTGACTTCTATGACGATGAGCGGGAACGTGCCGCACCTCCGAAGTTGTATCTTGCTGAGCCGATCATCGTTGACCGCACGGAGAAGCTGCGTCGTGCTGTTGCCTGGGCGGCTGATCCGTTGTTCGCCGACGACCCGGCTACTACTGCGGGGCGGCTTGCTGATGTTGTGCAGTTGGAGTCGGCGCGTCCGTTCCGTGACACGGTGCTGACGAACCGGCGGCGGGATCCTTCCGCGGTCGGGTGGCGGCGGGTGACTAATGGCGGCTGCAAGCTTTGCGTGATGCTCGCCTCTAGGGGCGCGGTTTACACCGATCAGACGGCCAGGTTCGCGACTCACGGGCACTGTAAGTGCACTGCACAGCCGGTGTTTTCGTCTAACGATTACGGCGACGAGGCAAACGCTATGCAGTACGTTGCGAGCCGTAAACGCAGGACGCCGGAGCAGCAAGCGAACCTCCGCGAATACCTGAACACCAACTTTTCAGACTTCCCCGGATAACTGGGGGCAGCGCTACGGTCGCGCTTCAAGACCGGTCTAATGTCCGACGGGACGGAAACGGGGCAATCCGATGAGTAACGAAACCACGAACGCTGAGCAGCAGGCCGCACCGGAAGGCGCGCAGGAAACTGAGCAGCCGTCGCCGGCGCAGTCGTTCACGCAGGCTGACGTTGACCGCATTGTTCGCGAGCGGCTGGCGCAGCAGGCAAAGAACAAGTTCGGCGACTATGACGACCTGCGTTCCAAGGCTGGCGAAACCCAGACTCTGGAGCAGCGAGTCAAGGAAATGGAAACCAGGGCACAGCAGGCCGAAGCCGTGGCGCTTCGGTCCAGCGTTGCGGCCGAGTTTGGTATCAGCACGAAGAAGGGCCCGAAAGGCGAGCCGTCTGACGCTGACCTGTTCCTCACCGGAGCGGACCTCGACACCCTCACCGCGCAGGCGCAACGCCTTGCGGGTCGGGTAGAAGACCGCAAGAAGCAAGGCAACTTTGCCCCGAAGGAAGGCCAGTCCCCGAGCACCTCGGGCGATGGCGCAGACCTTCGGGAATTCACCAAGAAACTTTTCAACAAGGAATAGGAGGCCCTCGTGGCCGCTCTTACCACTGGTTCACTGACCATCCCCACTCAGCTGCTCGATCCGTGGGTGAACAACATCCACAAGGGCTCGACCATTTCCCAGCTCTCGGGTGCAACCCCGATGAAGTTCGGCAAGGGCGAGGCGTTCGTTTTCGATTCCGGCGAAGCTGAGTACGTCGGCGAAGGCGCGAACAAGTCTTCGAACGATGTCACGAAGACGACCCAGACGGTCGAGAACTTCAAGTTCCAGAAGACCATCCGGTTCACGGAAGAAGTCAAGTGGGCCGACGAGGACCACCAGCTCGGCGTTATCCAGCAGATCCTCGATCAGATCCAGCCGGCGCTTTCCCGCGCACTGGATTACGGTGTCATTCACGGCATCAACCCGAAGACCGGCGCCGTGGTTGCTGGGATGACTCAGAAGCTGACGGCGGCTACGACTTCGGTTGAGCTTGCCGCGGCCGATGCGCCTTACGTGTCCGTCGATGCGGCTGTTGCTGCACTGCTGGCCGCGGATGGCGTCCCGAATGGCATTGCCATTGATCCGAAGTTCGCCGCGAAGATCTCCGGTCAGCGCATCTCCACTACCGGCCAGAAGCTCTACCCGGACTTCACTTTCGCCAACGAGACCTCCGTCTTCGAGTCTCTGCGTGCAGCGACCTCGAAGACGGTCGGCGCTACCGGCGTTCTGGCTGTGGACACGAAGCTCCGCGCCATCGTGGGCGACTTCACCGCTGTCCGCTGGGGTGTGCAGAAGGCTATCGGCCTGGAACTCATCGAGTTCGGCGACCCGGACGGCAATGGCGACCTCAAGCGCAACAACCAGATCGCTTTCCGCGCTGAGGTTGTTTACGGCTGGGGCATCGCTGAGGTCAACCGCAACTTCGCCAAGATCGTGGACCTGGTCTAATGCCGCGCCTGCGTAACGAGTTGACGGGGGCGGTGATGATCGTCGAGGAATCCACCGCCGCTCTTTTGGGCAGCGAGTGGAAGCCCGAGGCGGTCAAGACCGTAGCGGAAGACAAGCCGGCGCCTCGCCGCGCACAGTCCAGCAAATAGTAGAAGGGGGCGGTCATGTCTGTGACGCCAAATATGCTTGCGGTCGCTCTAGGGATGGCCGTCCCCGAGCCGGGGTCTGTCACTGAGCAACAGTGGCAGATGTGGGTTGATGATGCGCTCATGCTCATCGAGGCCAGGCGCGTCTTACTTGGTGCGGAAGCGCCCGATGAGGCGCGGCTGGATTACGTGGTGCGTGAGGCTGTCGCGGCGCACATCAAGCGCCCGGACGACGCAACGCAGGTCACGGTTGCTGTCGATGATGGCTCGTCTTCCCGGTCTTACAAGACGGGGAAGGGTCGCGTCACGATCCTTGATGAGTGGTGGGCGCTGCTGGGGCTGGTTGAGACGAGCGGCGCCTTCTCGGTTGACATGGTGAGCACTTATTCGAGGCACCTGCCGTGGTGTTCGCTGATGCTCGGCGCGAACTATTGCTCCTGCGGCGTGGACATCGCCGGCGTTCCGATCTATGAGACTGGCGGGCTGTGAGCTTCGCTGAGGACGTGATTGGCGTCCTCCCATTCTTGAGGACGCAGGCCGAGTCGCTAATGGTGGATTCTTGCACGATCACGCGCCCTGGCGAGGCTGTCACCGACCCGGAAACGGGCAATGTAACAGACGCCCAGGTCGCGGTCTACGAGGGCAAGTGCAAGGTGCAGTCGAAGGACTCATCGGTCGCTACGCCGGACGCCGCCGGGGCTTCCTTCGTTATCGTGTCACGACAGGTTCATATCCCGGCGAACGCAGCGGATGTGCTGGATGGTGACGTGATCACGATAACGGCGTCAAGGCTGAACGCATTCACGGTCGGGAAGCAGTATCGAGTTGAGGGCTTCACGCCTGACACGTTCGACACTGCGGCCCGGATCCCAGTCAAGGAGAACCTGTGAGCGCGGACGCGTCGGAGCTTGACGGCCTGGCGAAAGCGTTTCGTGCGATCCCGGCGGCGATGGTTCCGAAGATGCGCGGCGTGGTTGCGAAGTCGGCGCTGAACACGAAGAACGCGATGCGTAAGGATGCTCAGAGTTCGCGGCACTTCAAGCAGTTGGCGCCAACGATTAGCTATGACCTGAAGGTGCACGAGTTCGGCGGCGATGGCGTGATTGAGGCGGAGATTGGCCCCACCCCGGGCGGCTCTGGCTCGCTCGCTGGCATCGCCTATTACGGCACGTCTCGCCCTGGTGGCGGGACGGTTCGTAACCCGGAGGACGCAATGCTCGAGGAAGCCCCGAACTTTTACGAGTATGCGTTCAAGGCGACGGAGGGTTTGCTGTGATCAAGGAGCATTACGACGCGGTGAAGGCCCTCTTGCCTGCGGGTTTGACGGTTTATCGCGGCTCGGTTCCGGGTACGCCTACTTACCCTTACGTGGTGTTGTGGGGCGATCTTGGCGAGGAGTCCAGCGGCGGTCCTGATGGGGATTCGCTCGAAGATGTGCCGGATGTTCTGTCGTTGCGCCCGCGGGTGACGTATGCAGGCCTGACGTTCGATTCGGTGCTGATCGTCGCCAGGAACGTGCGTGCGGCCCTGAATCGTAAGACTCCCGGGGTTGCCGGTTGGCGTCCGGGGAAGCTGCGACAGGCGCCCCTGATGGACGTTCAGACGGACACGAGCGTGACCCTCACTGGCGGCGCTAACCCGGTGTTCGCGGTTGACGAGTTCGCGCTCGTCTCTACCAAACTTTGACCGAAAGGCTGCTCATGACTGAGTTCATTGACGCTTACTCGAAGACGACTGGGGCTAAGCAGGTGGTTCCTGCCGCATGGCTGGACCGCACGGACGCCCCGTTCAACGACCTTGCTAAGACTCCCCGCCAGAAGGCGCGGGAAACAACCAAGCCGGCCTCGCCGGAAACGAAGGAGGCCTAAATGGCACGTGTTCTTGCCGATGGCAAAACGAAGTTCACCATTCTCACCACGAAGCCCGCGAACCCGGCAGCCCCCACTGCTACCGAGCTGAACGCCGGCATTGACCTGTCGTGCGACATCCTCTCGAGCGATTTCACCTGGGGCGCAACCGATTCGGACAAGGTCGCTGAGAAGGCCCTGTGCGATGAGGGCAACGCCAACGCTATTGGCGCGTCGAACTATGCTGGCGGGTTCACTCTCTGGCGCAAGTTCCTGACCGCGGGTGGCGCGGACGACGCCAACGAAACCGGCTGGGCTGCGGTCAAGGAAAAGGGCGCGACCCTCTACGGATACGCCCGGCAGACGGACAAGGACGCCACGGACACGTGGGCCGCGTCCGACGAGGTCTACCTCGGCGCGGAGTTCATCACTGACACCCCGCAGCGCACCGACGGAAGCGGTTTTATCAAATTTCGCGTGCCCGTCGAGATCCAGAGGGGCTATCCCTTCATCGAAGTTGCCGCTGGAGCGTAGCTGATCCGGTGGGCGCGGCATATTACGCGCCGCGCCCACCGTCTGGCAAATCCTCTGATAGAATTGGTCATAAGAAACCCCCGCGATTGCTGAAACAATCCGGGGGCGCGACCAACACTTTTAGGGAGTGCTGATTGTCCAATAGTACCTGCTCCATCGATGGATGCGAAAGAAAGTTCCTGGCGCGCGGCTGGTGCTCGACGCATTACCGCCGCTGGCATAAGACAGGCTCCGTAGCCGATCCAGCAAAGTACGTTACCCCACCCTGCAAGGTGGACGGTTGCGTCAGGCTGGCGGACAAGGGTCACGGGATGTGCGGCACGCACTACAATCGCTGGCGCAAGCATGGCGATGTTGGATCCGCGGCCATCAGGCAGTCCAAAGCTCCCGTAGTTGACGGGGAGAAGCCCTGCGGCGATTGCGGCAAATGGCTACCGCTAACTAGCTACAACATGAACAGCCATAAGACTGGGCCGAAGTCTATGTGCCGGGATTGTGAGCGCGTCCGAAACGTTACCTGGCGCGAGGCGAACCCTGCGTACTGGCAGGAATGGCAGAAGAGTAATCCTCAGCTAGTCCGCGACATCTCGAACCGTCGCCGGGCAGCGAAGTTTAGCCGTGAGCACGAGAAGATCGACCGCGATACTGTCTTTGAGCGTGACGATTACGAGTGCAAGCTTTGCAATAAGCCGCTCGATATGAACGCCAAGTTTCCCCACCCGTTGAGCCCCACGCTGGACCATATCGTGGCGCTAAATAAGGGCGGGCATCACCTTTACGTGAATCTGCAAGCGGCTCATTTCCGCTGCAATACCGCGAAGGGCGACCGAGTCGCCTAACCCAATATCCCAACTAAGCCCCCGCGATTACTCCCGGGGGCTTAGTTGTGCCACCGGACTCTAGGAGCAACCATGAGTGCAACACCCCAGGATTTTGATTTTGATAAGTGGCTTGATGATGCGGAGCGCCCTGAGCGGGCTGTGACTGTGTATCAGAAGGCCGGCCTCATCGCTGAGCTTGACCGGCTCGAGGCGCAGATCACGAACGCTGACGAGGATGAGGTTGACGGCCCGTCCATGGGTGGCGGCGTTGGCAAGCTTCACGCCGAGTACGCGAGGGTGGCTAAGCAGTTCCACGATTCGGCGCTGACAGTGCGTGTGCAGGGCCACAGCGACGAGGAGAAGCGCGAGCTACTTGGGGACAAGCCCGAGGGTGTTGTTTACCGGGTACTAGCCGACGCGATCACGTCCCCTACAGCAACTGCCGAGCAGGTCAAGCGCCTGGAGAAGAAGTTGGGCGCCGCTCAGTTCGGGCTGATCCTCAACGCATACCATCAAGCGTCAACTGAGATCCCTGTTGTGAGCGCGGATTTTTTGCCGAAGCGCTCTACACCGGACGATGGTGGCGAGTCTTAGCAGCCCTCAAGACGGCTGAACGCTTCCAGCGCCCGCCGAGCGCTTACCTCGGACCGCTGCCCGAGGCGAAGGACCGACTGCTGGAGTTCGCCTACACGCTCTATATCGAGGGCTTGTGTGATTGTGGGCGCCCCAAGTTTGAGTGCCGCAACGAAGCCAACGCCGGGCTGTACGAAGTGGACTCAGTTACCTGCCAGGCGCAAGCCGCCGTTGAAGAACACACCGGGCAGAAGGACTTCAAGCCGGACCCCGGCCAGCGGTTCTACGCCCGCGAGATTGACGAAGACCTGATAACCCGCAGGTCACTCTAACCCCTTGGAGGGCACATGGCTGACCGCCGCGTAAAAGTCGTATTCAGTGCCGAGATCCAGGGTTTCAAGCGGGCGATGGACGAAGCCGCGCAAGCTACCAAGAAGACCCAGCAGGCCAGCGAGCAATCCTCAAAGGCTGCTGATACCTACCTCGGCAAGATGGTTCAGTCTGCGACCGAGAGTCGGGACGAGTGGGAGAAGGTTGGCGGCGCGATGCTGGGCGTCGGCACTGCGGCGGTTGCGGGGTTGGCGCTGGCTGGCAAGGCTGCGATGGACTGGGAGTCGGCTTGGGCTGGCGTCACTAAGACCGTCAATGGCACCCCGGAGCAGATGGATGAGCTTGAAACGTCGCTGCGTGGGCTGGCTAAGACCCTCCCGGCAACGCATGAGGAAATCGCTGGCGTAGCTGAGGCTGCGGGGCAGCTCGGCGTTTCCCGTGAGGACGTAACCGGCTTCACGAAGACGATGATCGACCTCGGCGAGTCAACAAACCTGTCCGCTGATGATGCGGCCACGGCCATCGCTCAGATCAGCAACATTATGGGCACGATGGACCGCGAGGGCTCCAAGGGTGTTGAGCGGTTCGGGGCAACCCTTGTCGCGCTCGGTAATGCCGGCGCATCCACTGAGGCCGAGATTGTGGACATGGCTAAGCGGATCGCGGGCGCGGCTAAGCTTGTCGGGGCTTCCGAATCTGACGTGCTGGCCTTGTCTAACGCTATGGCGTCGGTGGGCATCGAGTCCCAGCTTGGCGGCGGCGTTATCTCTCGCGTGATGCAGCGCATGTATGCGGACGTCAAGGCGGGCGGCAAGGGCCTGGACGATCTGGCTAAGGTTGCCGGGGTTTCGTCCAAGGACTTCGCAAAGTCGTTTGAGTCCGATCCGGTACGTGCTGTTGACTCCATGATCAAGGGCCTTAGCCGCGTGAAGGATTCCGGCGGCGATGTCATCCAGACGATGTCCGACCTTGGCATCAAGGGCACCGAGGAGACGGGCGTCATCCTTCGCCTCGCGGGCGCTGGAGACCTGCTTTCGGATTCCCTGAAGCTGGGTGATCAGGCGTGGGCTTCTAACTCCGCGCTGGCTGCTGAGGCGTCGAAGCGGTACGAGACGACTGAGTCCAAGGTCAAGATCGCTTGGAACAATATCAAGGACGCGGCGATTGACGCGGGCGCCGTGCTGCTGCCCGTGATCGCTAATGTAGCCGAGTCGGTTGCGGGCATGGCGCAGGCGTTCGGCGGCCTCCCAGAGCCGGTCAAGGGCGTAATGACAATACTCGGTGGCGTCGTTGGAGTTGCCGCGCTTGGTGCGGGCGCGTTCCTGACCCTTACGCCAAAAATCCTCGATTCGGTGCAGGCGTTCAACAAGCTAGCACCGGCT